AATTCAATTGTCGTATCATAGATCGTAATTACGTTAGAATTTGTCATAACATTAGCGCGACCAAATCCAACAAAAGAAAGATTACTTTCTAATACTAGTGTTGTATTGTCGATAACTTCCGTAATGTATTTAGATTGCTCTCTATAACTGTTTCCTGTGTCAATAACAAGAATATCATTGGCATTTGCGCTGCTAGTAAATGACGTACCAACACCTTCTACTGTTGCAGTATTAGCCTCAACATTAATCGTACCAACAAGCGGAGAAATGATTGCTACATTCAATGTTTCTTCATTCGAAAGAACATTAATTTCTCTATCGACATTATATTGTCCAAATAGTATTTGACCTGCAGGATGTAACGTATTCAATACAACGTTACGGTAAGTGTCTAATGCTTTATCAACAGCAATAACATAAGAATAATCGTGATACTTTCTTGGTCCCTGTAAACGTTTACCTGAACTTAAGAAACCATCTGTATTAAAGAAATAACCATCGTATTGAATAACACCGTTTGCAAAAAATGCGTTTGCTTTTGCGCGCCCATCACCATATGTTATAACTTTATATGTTCCATTTGAATATTGAGCAACATTAAAGGTGACATTTGAGTCTGCACGAACGTTAGCCGTTGTGAACGTGTTTTGGACGTTTAATGTTCCTGCATAATTATAGAGACGAAGCATAGAAGTTGTTTCGTTATAACTATCAACTAATGCAGTAAAGTCTGTTGTGGCGCCAGTATTTTGCCAAACTCTTTCACCAGCCACAATAATTTTACCAGCAGCATCAGTTGGTTTCACATAAATGTCTTTTACTTTTAATGAGACATTTGGAGTTGAAATATAATCAAACCCACGTTGTACAATTCTGAAGTCGTCAATAACGCCATTATCATCAACTAGTGTATTTGCGATTTCATTATTACTTAAAATGCCAGCAATCAATACTGCGTTTGCACCACCAGTCGTTTGAACGCTAACATTTGGAGCGGCATAATAACCTTCTCCACGTTCAGTTACTGTAATTTCTGTAATGTCACCTAGTCCACCAATAGCAGAAACGTGAGCATTGGCGCCATAACCGACAGAGGTTGAACTATTGAATAAAATTAAGTCGTTAACTGCATAACCTGTGCCGCCAGAAATAATTCGTACATTTGCAACTTGACCAAGATCTTTCATTCTTGGTCGATTTTCAACATAAACTTTTACATTTTCATTAATTAAGGCAGAAAATGCACGATCAACAACTAATAGTACTGAACCATTTTCTTGAGTTAATGCTTGAACTATTTTACGCATTTCGCGTGTTGCGCGACTATTCTTTTGAACAATCAATACATATGATCCCTCATAATATTCTACAGGAGAGGTAGACAAATATAATGATCGTGTATTTGGTCCAGCGAGCGGAGTCGTGTCAATTGATATCATAACATCTTCGTCGGCAACTAAATCGCTCGCGTAAAATGTCTCAAATTCAATTTCTGGTGGTGACGCATAACCTGAGCCGCCTTGACGAACTGTTACGACTCTTAAAGGAGCAACTTCTACTTCAGAGAAGGCAAATGCTTGACCAAGAGTTGTAGCAATTGTTGAACTTCCGATATTCACAAATCCATAGTCAGCCGCTTGCAATTCAATATCTTTTTTAAATCCAATAGTATCCGTATTCAAAGATAGTGTTACAGCATTGTCAGTATCAACGGCGCGAACAAATATATTTGCACCATGACCTTCTGTTGGGGTGAGTGTGGTGACAAAGGTGCCTGTGAATGGGCGATAACCTAAACCAGCGTCAACTAGATCTATTGTTTCAATACCACCAGTACTGACATTTTTAACATAGGCTTCGGCTTTAATTGCATCTAACGAATCTGCAAGTCCACCATAAAAGACAACAGGGTCACCTGGATAAGAAATAGCATTTGTATCTGGGTCAATTTCTAATCCACGATATTTTGTTCCTCTTCTATTTGGATCAATTTTAAGATCGTAAATAGAACCAATCAATTCTTCGCGAATTAATTTAGTCGTTTCGTCCGTATCGACGTATGTTATTGTAATAAATTCGCCAGCAAAGAATGGTCTATTCTTTTCTTCATCTCTGCTTGAAATGAAAATTTCTAGTATTTGTCTACCAGAGTCGCGATCAATAGTTTTATATGCACCTTCGATGATGCGACTAGCCTTTGATTGCTCGCCATTAACTGTTCTTCCTTTCAACAAGGTAGTATCAATAGCAAACAATGTGTTTGATGCAGTTAAACGAATTGCCTGAGGCAAAATCCATTTACCGTGAGACGCTTTTAAAATGTCATCTCTTGGGCTATACAAATCGACAGTTGTGTTATACAAAGACCGAAATAAGAACGCATAAGATAAATTTGGTTGGGAACGTAAAGATGTAATTTGTTTTGATAATTTAGTTCTATCTAATGTATCAGAACCACAATTATCGTATGCAAACTGCATTGTACCATCAGCGCGAACAGACCCTTGCGAACCTTGTGATCCTTGTGTGCCTTGCGAGCCTTGCGAGCCTTGTGAGCCTTGCGAGCCTTGTGGTCCTGGTGGTCCTTGATTACCCGTTGTTGGTATTACGCCACCAAGAGTATTATTCGTAATTAAATCCGAATATTCTGAATTGTCAAGATCAAATAAATTGATTAAATTTTTATTATGGTAAATTGTCGCGCCTAAACTCGAATCTTCTAACCATTCATAATAGGCTTTTAAAAATTGAACGAATTTTGGATGATCCTCGGCGACAAATGATGGCACTTGGCTATCAACAAGATTAGAAATATTTTCGTTAATCTTTGCCATATTATGCTTCGACTGGCGTTAATTCTACAATTATACTTTGTGGATCATCATATTTCATTGTGATGACTTTATTTCTTATTGACTGGAATACCGTCGTTTCTGGTTTTGCATGAACGCTTAATTGTTTAGCGTCATTTAAAATATCGAAGAAAGTCATATTATTTAAAACGACAATACCAGTATCATAATTAATAGTTCCAATGTTGTCGTTTAAAATAACTTTTTGTTGGTTTTCGTCAAAATAATAAGTTCTCAACGTACCACTCTTACCTTGTGTTACAACTTTAGCAGTTGCGCCACGAGCCTCAGGACCACCACCAGTAATTTTTACTGTAGCCGTTGTATATTCAAAGCCACGTTTTACAACATTGATGCTACGAAGAGCACCGTTATTAATCACAGCAACTGCAGTAGCGCCAGTACCATCACCGACAATTTCAACTGTTGGCGTTTCTGTGTAGTTTGAACCAGGGTTTACAACCTCAATTGAATCTACACCAGAGAATGAGAAAGGCACTTCTTCAATGAAGCAAGAACGTAATGTATCTGTAGAATCAAAAATAGTAAATTCTGGGGAAGAGTATAAGCGATTATCTGTTGTTCCACGAATTAAAGGAACGCCGAAATCTAGCGTATAAGATCTTGCCGTTGCATTTAGTAAAGGTTTAATCTTCTTTTCAACAAATACGTTTAATTCAGTGCTCAATATTGATGGATCTGCATCATCAATGCGGCGAATTAAGCGCGAAGATCTAAACGTTGCATTAAACTTATTCAACTCAAGATTTACAAATGATGTTACTGCAGCCTTAATGATACTTTCAATTTGTGAAGGTGTTTTATTTGTTTTTGCAGGATCATATGTTGATTTAATTCTTAAGTTTAAGTAATTGTAGTCGGCGTCTCTAAATTCTGGTGTAATTGTTAAAATGCCAATCGGCTTTAGAACTGTTTCCTTAATAAATTCTTTTTCAGTTTGTGTGATCTCAAAACCATCTCTTGGTTTTGCTGAGATATAAACTCTACCAATTTCTGGTGGATTTTCTTCTTCTCCACTCCAAACTGTAACAGAATCGAAGTATGGATATTTTTTATTGATTAATGCAATGTAATCGTTTTTAGTTACTGCACGGTTTTGCGACAAATAACCTTTTGGTGCACTAAAGCGAATGCTTTCAATAGATTCAATTTCAGCACCAGAAGCTGCAGATTGAATTGTTGTTATTGCAACATTGCTAAATCCATCAATAATATCAATCATTGAGAACGTATTTGCTTTATTAGCAAGAGGACCGTCTGTAATTAAGTATGTAACAACAACCAAATTACCATCCTCTAATTTTTTACCGATAATTCCATCACCAAAGTAAATTTGATATTTACCGTTATCAACTTCATCAAGATAATATACGGTACTATTTTCATCAACAACACTTGCATCGTCTGCGAGAATATATTTTTGCGTTGATAAATTTGTTGCTGACTGTTGAACAGTTACTTCAATCGTTGATATATCAATACCGACATCTGGTATTTTAAAGCGCTGTTTTGGATTTGAAACATTATCTACTACGAAAGTATAAACTAATGGAGTTCCTTGTTTAAGAACAGCATTTGCATATGTAAATTTGTTGCCTGATTTAGTCAAAACTTTATCTTGTAGCAAAACGAATGGAAAGTTAGTTCCACTAATATTTTCGCTTCTGAAACGAGTAAATCTTGGCACAAGTAAAAGATTTTGTGTGTCACCGATTGGAGGTGTAATTTCAATGTTCACGCGAGCAAGAGGTGCAACTCTTGAACGTGGAGTATACCCCAACATTTTAGCATGAGAGACAACGGATTGACGAAGGTCGGCAGTATCCAAAAACATCTCATTGGCAATCATATTTGTATAATATGCCAAATAGTGAGTGTTGTATGCAAGAATATCCAAGAGGATGTTTAGTCCTGCACCCTCAAAGTCGTAATCTGTAAACTCTTCTCGGGTTTTGAGATAGTTCTTTAGATTTTCCTTAATAGTTTGGAATTCTAATTCGGTAATTTGAATCTTCGATTCTGCCATTTTAAATAACCTATCTTAATCTTTCTAGAAAAAGGTTTAACGTTACAGGTTCTATGCGATTAATCAGAAAGAACTCAATTGTTACGTTATATCCCTGATTGTCCTCGTCAGCCTGAACATAAACGTTGCGTAACTTAACGCGTGGTTCGTAATTATTAATCGTAAGTGAGATTTCTTTCTGCAATAATGAGCCAGTTCCTGCATCCATTGGTTCGAATAATAAGCGTCGAACATTTGAACCGATAGACGGA